GCTACCCATCGTATTATTCAGCGTATACTTTAGGGATGGCTATGGTATACAAAAGGACATTATCTCAAGCAGAAGTACAGCAAAATTTTCAAGCTCAAAAAACAAGGTTTGGATTAATTTAAATACCTATAAGATATTTATTAAAGTATAGATATTTATAGATATATTAAACTGTTATGAGTAAAATATTTATTTCTATAGCGAGCTACAGAGATCCTGAATTATTACCTACAATAAAGGACTGCATAGCAAACGCTAAATATCCTGAAAATTTAATATTCGCCATTGCATGGCAACATTCTCTTGAAGACGAATGGGATACTTTAAAAGAATTTAAAGATGATCCTAGATTTAGAATTACTGATATTAACTATGAAGATTCTGAAGGTGTTTGTTGGGCAAGAAATTTAATACAGCAAGACTATAAAGGAGAGGATTATTATTTTCAATTAGATTCCCATCACAGATTTATTAAACACTGGGATACAGAATTAATTGATATGATCCACTATCTTCAGTGTAAAGGTCATTACAAACCAATTCTATCAACCTATTTACCATCATATTTTCCAGATAAAGATCCTGAAGATAGAATTCAAGATGTGTGGATGCTTAACATAGATAGATTTATGCCACAGGGCGCTGTTTTTTTAAGACCTCAAGGTTTGGATGGTTGGAGAGATTTAAAAGAGCCTGTTTTATCTAGATTTTTGTCTGCGCATTTTATATTCACAATTGGAAAATTTGTAGAAGAAGTTCCTTATGACCCTAACTTTTATTTTCATGGAGAAGAAACTTCTTTAGCTGCTAGAGCATACACCTATGGATACGATTTATTCAATCCGCATAAAGTTTACGCTTGGCATGAATACACACGCGAAGGAAAGAAAAAACATTGGGATGACAATTCAGAATGGGCAGAAAAAGATAATAAATCTTATAGTCGTTTTAGAAAATTATTTGAAATGGATCCTGGGTGTGGTCCATGTACTAGAAAGACTTTACAACCTTACGTATTTGGTCCTAATAGAACTTTAGAGGATTACGAAAAATACGCAGGTCTAAAATTTAAAACAAGACAGATCCACAAGCACACACTAACTCACAAACCACCTCCAACTATTGGAGATTATGAAGAAGGTTTGTGCAGTAAACAAAAAATTTGTATAGACGTTTATAAAGGAAGTTTAACAGAAACTGATTATAATACATTTGCAGTCGCAACATTGGACGAAAATGGAAACGATCTATACAGGCAAGATTGTGATAAAGATGAAATTAAAAGATTGATGGAAGAAATTCCTGAGGATCAATTTATACACATTTGGAGGGATTATGAAGATACAAAAGCTCCACACAGTTGGAGAGTTTGGCCGCACAGTGAATCAAAAGGATGGATGGACGTAATACAACAAGTTATAACCTATGAATAAATTAGAAACAATACTAGTTCATCTTCCATCGTATCGCGATCCAGAGTTAATTCCAACTATAGAAGATGCATTAATAAAAGCAAAATATCCAGAAAGAATACATTTTGGAATATGTAGACAATATCATCCTGAAGATGGATTTGATGACACATCAAGATTCGAAGACGACGAAAGATTTCACATTATGGAAGTTTTGTATACAGAAGCCAAAGGTTTACCATGGGCAAGGGCTCAAATAAATGAAAATTTATTAACAGACCAAGATTATATTTTACAGTTAGATTCTCATCACAGATTTGCAGAAGATTGGGATGAAACCTTAATCGATATGCATAATTCATTAGAAGCTGATGGATACAAACCAATTCTAGCGGCTTATTTACCTTTGTACACTCCATTTGACGATCCTGATGGACGCGCCACAGTACCCTGGCAGCAACAATTCGCATGCTTCTACCCACATGGTACAATATTCATTAGACCAGCTTTATTAGAAGGTTGGGAAACTATGACAAAGCCACCTATGAGTAGATTTTTATCAGGTCACTTCTGTTTTGCAAGATCAGAATGGGCAAGAGAAATAAAACACGACCCTGACATTTATTTTAGTGGAGAAGAGATTAATTTAACTGTTAGATCTTATACTCATGGATACGACTTTTTTCATCCTCATAAAATGATAATTTGGCACTCAACTATGAGAGAAGAAAGATCAGGTATTTTAAAATGGGATGATGACTCAAAAAATAATATAGATTTTAATAGAAAGCAGGACTATGCAAGAAAAAAAATTAGATGTTTATTTAGAGTCGAAGAAGACCCAGAAATTGATTTGACTGGTTATGATCTTGGAACTGTAAGAACTTTACGAGATTATGAAAAATACGCAGGCGTTAATTTTAAAACTAGAGCAGTTCAAAAATACACAGTGGATAATAAGTACCCACCCAATCCATTAATAGAAAATGATGAATTATGGGAACAATCATTTATGGAATCTTTCTATCATTTAATTAATATAGATAAAAGTCTATTTGCAAGAAACGATTATAAATTTGTTTTAGTTGCATTTGATGATGAAAATGGAAATTCTTTAAAAAATACATTTATAGATGATGGAAGACTAAATTATTTTAATCAAGGAAATAATATTCATTACGAAGAATTTTTTTTAACACACAAAACTCCGTCTAAAGTTGTTTATTGGGCTTATAATGAAGAAGCGGGTTGGTGTGAAAGAGTAGAATACAAAATATGATAAAAATATACATTTTAGAAACTCAATATCAATATTGGGGTTGGCATGATGTTTTATTAGAATTAGCATTATCAATAAAAGATAAATATAACGCAAAAATAGTACATCAAAAAGGTGGCCATTTAAAATTATCCAATTTTGAAAATTATATGATGCCGGATTCTGAAATGTTAATTCATAATGAAGATGATGATATATTATATGGAATTCATTGGGGAGAAAATAAAACTAAGTTTTTTGATATTTTTGAAAAAAGAAATAATGAAAAAGATATTTTATTAGTAACTCAATTTTATAATATTTTTCATAAAGCATTTGATAGATCGCAGTATAAATTTAAAATAAAAAATACCCCATACTATACGTTTACTCCATGGACTAATCATGAACATTATTACAATAAAAGAAGATTATTAGAATATAAAAATTATGATTCTTTAATTGATCAACTATTTTGTTTATTCACTACATATAGAGAAATAGGTGTACAACTCAGAGAAACCGGATTAGTAAGTAAATCACCAGGACTAATGAATATTGATGATTATTTAAAATTAGCAATTACATATAAAATGGGATTAGCATTACCTGGAGTAGGAGAAGTTAATTTTAGAGAAATTGAATATATGGCAATTGGTCTTCCTATGTTAAGAATGGAATATATGACACAATTAAATCCTCCTCTTATACCCAATTATCATTATGTTGCAGTGGATAGATCAAATTTTCCATGGGACATGTATGCTGATAGGAACGGTGGAGAAAAATATGTAGAAGCATATTTTAAAAGATATAATGAAGTAAAAAATGACAAAAAATTTTTATCTTTCATATCAAAAAATGCTAGAGAATATTACAAAAATTATTGTAGTCCTGAAAATAGAATTTTACACTTATTAAAAATTTTAGAATTATAAAAATGAATTTAATTTTTTATTTTGATGAAAATGGAGCAGGAAATCCATATTTTAAATACATATATAATTCTATATTTGATAGATTTAGATTAGAATATCCTGAATATGTAATAAAACATCAACAACCAGATTATGTAAATTTAGGTAATTGTCCAGGTTGCCCAGGAGGTATATCTCATTTACAAATAATAAATGAAGAAAATAATAAAACTATTTTAATGTCTTTTTGGGATCGAGGAATGGATATTTTTTTAAATGGTCTTGGATGGGAAAAATATAATATAGTACAATATATCGGTGGACTTGGAATAAATTTAACTTCTGAGCAAATAAAAGAAAAATATGGAATTAATCATATAAAATTTCAATATCCTTTAGGCGTAAGAGATAGTTATGAATTTATAGATAATTTAAGAGAGCCATATGATCCTGAAAAAAAGATAAGAAAAGCTATATTCATTGGTGCAATATATGCAACAAGAACTGAATTTAATTCTTTTATGAAAAATCATCCTTTAATAGAGATTATAGGAAATGATCAAGGATATCATGGAAAATCTTATTTTGAAAAAATGAATCAATATAGAATGGCTATATCTTTTAATGGTAATGGAGAATTATGTTTAAGAGATTTAGAAATTATGGGTTTAAATCTACCACTAGTTAGAGCAGAATTAAATACTCAATTATATAATAAATTAAATCCAGACTATCATTATTTTAAAACAACTGAACCTTGTCCTGATGCACATTTTACATATAGACATATGGATCCAAAATATGTTGCAGATAAATTTATACAAGTAGTAGAAGAAAATATAGATAATTATTCGAAACTAAAAGAAATTGCAGATAGTGGATTTAATTATTTTGATTCATATTCTAGGCCTGATTATATAATAGACTTATTTTTTAAATTAATTAATATTAATGAGCTCAACTCTTAAAGAAAAAATTGCCATATGTTATACTTGCGCTGGAGAATCTTATAGAGAAAGTGCATATAAAAGAATAAAAGAAAACTATTTCGATGATGACAATTTATATTATTTTATCATCACAGATGATAAAGACTATTTTTCTTCATTAAAAAGACAAAATCTTATAGTTCAAGAATTATCAGAATTTTATCCATATTTTCCTGTATTAGAAAAAAATGAATATTTTTTGGAGTCATCAAATAAAAGTGATTATGCAAAAAAATTTGTAGATAGTAATTATTTATTTCCTTTTTCTACTTATAGATTTAATATATTTCAAGCTCTTCAATATAAAATAAAAAATGTCTCAATTATGTGTACTGATACTTATTTAGATATAGAAAGAGTTATAAATGGAAATTTTTTAGATAGTAAAGGATATTTTTATAATGCAGTATCAGAATGGGATGATGAAATTTCTAATAGAAATATGAATTGTATAGTTGAAATACTAAAAGAAAAATTTAATTTATCTGTTGATAATACTTTAAGAGTTTTAGACGCAGCTGGTAGATTTTATATTGCTAATACCTTAGATGATCTTAATAAATTTTTTACAGTTTGGAATACTGTAATTGAAACTTTATATGAAAATGGAAAAATAGATTTATTTAGAGGTCACTATGTTATTAATGATGAATACATTTTAGCTCCAATTTATAATGCTTTAAATTTATCTAAAAGAGATGTGCATTGCACTAGTAGAATGTTTGAAGTAAGACATAATGCATTATATGAGAGATTTTGGAGATTTGGTGGTGATGGAACTATGAAAGAGCACACTGATTATGATGAGTTTTTAAAAATAAATAATTTAACTAATGGCTAATATAAGTTATCATGGATCCCATAATGGGGGATTAGTTTTAGAAGAAAATGGTGAAATTTTATGTGTTATAGAATTTGAAAGATTCTTAAACTATAAAAATGTAGGAATGGCGCAATATAAAACGCCTAAATACATTATGATATGTTTAGAAGAAATTTTAAAGTGGATAGAAAAAGAATACGGTATTACAGAATTTGAAAATTGTTATTGGTCATCTACTGATTTCGTCGGAGAAGATTTTGATAGAAGTTATAAATTTTTTAAATCGGAATTATTAATTAATGCAAAAAACTATATACATGGAGATCATCATGAATCTCATGCAGCAGGAGTATTTTATCAATCACCATATAAAGAAGCTATAATATTTTCTTTTGATGGTGGTGGTGATGATGGAGAATTTAATATCTATCATGGAATAAGAGGTCAAGAATTAACTAGATTGGCTCAATTATTAAATCCAACATATAATAGACCTCATTTATATTATAATTTAGGTTTTGCTTATATGATATTTGGTCAATATTTAAAAGATATTACTTTTGATGGATTAGCTGATGGAAATTTAGTGTGGCCTGGAAAAATAATGGGATTAGTTTCTTATGGTAACTGGAGAGAAGAGTGGTTAGATGCTTTTATTACATTTTTTAAAGACGATCCAGATGGGCATGAAAATGATTATGTACAAAAAATAAATACACTAGGAGAAAAGATAGGCGTTATATTCGATATTAACTCTAGATTAGAAGGACAAATTGCTTATGATGTAGCGGCAACAGCTCAAAGAGCTTTTGAAGAATGTTTTATAGAAGTGGCTAAGCCTTATTTTGAAAAATATCCTAATTTACCTATTTGTATAACTGGTGGATGTGCATTAAATATTTTATTAAATACTAGAATAAAACAAGAATTTAATAAAGAAGTTTTCGTTGGACCAAATCCAAATGATTGTGGAATAGCTTTAGGTCTTCTATTAAAACAATTGAAACCAGAAAAACAAGTTGATATTACATATAAAGGAATTCCTATATTAGACAAAAATATTTTAGCTCAAACACTTTTAGAATATCCAAATGTTAGAAAATTAATGATTAAAGATGGATATTATCATCCATATGAACAATGGGATCCAAATGTAATAATCGATGATTTAATTAGTGGAAAAATAATAGGATTAGTTCAAGGAAGATCTGAACATGGTCCAAGAGCTTTAGGCAATAGAAGTATAATATGTAATCCATCATTTCCAGAAATGAAAGATATATTAAATGTAAAAGTAAAAAATAGAGAGTGGTATAGACCATTTGCTCCAGTAGTTAGATTAGAAGATGTTTCTGAGTATTTTGATTTTGAAGGTGAATCTAGATGGATGAGCTTTTGTCCTACTGTAAAAAAAGAGTGGAGAGATAAACTAACTGCAATCACTCACATAGATGGAACTGCTAGAGTTCAAACTGTTACCGAAGAACAAAATAAATTTTTATATGATTTAATAGGTAAATTTAAAAAAGCTACTGGAATTGGAGTGCTACTAAATACATCATTTAATGTTAATGGAAAACCTATTTTATCTACATATAAAGATGCTTTTGAAATATACAACAAAACTCAATTAGATTGTTTATTATTGGATGATTATTATATAAGAAAAGAAAATTTTAATAAAAATGAATAAGCCAATAGTAGCCACTTGGGGAACTGGCCCCACATACAGAGATAGAATAAAACATAATATTCAAAAAGCTATAAATACTGGGTATGATAATATTATGGATTATGTTGTTCTCACAGATAAACCAGATGATTTTTATGAATTTCAAGATAAGACAAAAAAAATCGTAGAAATAATAAACATTCATGATGCAAGAAAAGATTATGAATGGTCTAAAGAATTAGAATTTATACCTACCGCATTAGATCAAGAAAATTATGGTAAACAATACATGGAAGCAAGACACAATGGAAAATTGTTTTCTTATTCTTTAAATAGATTTTCTTTGCCTACGATATCTAGATTAGGATACACTAAATTTTTAATGTGTGACAATGATTCTGATATAAGATATGATAGAATTACTAGTGGACAAAATACAGAAGAAGAATTTTGGGATCAATTTAATACTCCTATAAATTCAATGAAAGGATGCGATATAGAAAGTTGGGATGTTAGAACTTTAGATGTTAATGATATTGATGGATTTAGAAATAATTATCTATATTCTAATTTAATAATTTCATCTATTCTTACTTATGAATTAGGAAAAAAATTTCCTGATTATCTTAATAAATCTATCTATGTTAAAGATATTATTCAAACAGAAGGTCCTTTTAGATTTTATAATTTTGAAAGTACTTGGCATTTAAATAGATATTTCGAAATGTGGCAAGAAGTAATTAAAGTGTCACTATCTAATCATTTTATACAAGGTATGCTTTGTGGTGGATCATACATGAGAATCGATAATATTCCAGTCGCAGTAGTAAATAGAATGATGGATATAACACCAATTAATTTTGAAAAACATTGGCACACTGTTAATATATACGCTCAAGATAGATATTTTATTCCAAGAGGAACTACAGCTGGAGATGGAAGAGCGTTATTTCCTGCAGAAAATTTAGAAAAATTTCTTGAATTAAATAAAGACCATATAGACTATTTAAAATCAATGAGTCAGTGGTTAGATTAAAAAATTATTATGAGTTTATTTGTTAATGTAAGAAGATTTAAAAATAAGCAAGAAGATGCAACTATAATAAATAATGAACAATTAGATTATTTAGTAACATATGCTTTAGATGTTTTAGATAGAAATATAGAAGGTGATTTTGTTGAATTAGGTTGTTATGTAGGTGAGTCTTCAAAATTTTTAAGAAAGGCATTAGTAGAAACCAAATCAGAAAAGGATTTATATGTATATGATTCTTTTGAAGGATTACCCCCAGTGTCTATTTATGAAGAAAGCACTGGTTGGAAAGAAGGCGGATTAAAAACTACTGATGAAGTATTAGTAGCAAATTTTAGACAAAATGGATTAAAACCTCCTATAATAACTAAAGGATGGTTTAAAGATATTCCAGAATATAAATTACCAGAAAAAATTTCATTTGCATTTTTAGATGGAGATTTTTATGATTCTATATACGATAGTTTAAATAAAATCTATGATAAAGTTTCTGATGGTGGTTATATATGTTTTCACGACTATGATAGAAATGATTTACCTGGAGTTAGAGCCGCAATAGAAGATTTTTTTGACGAAAGAGGAGAATCTTTTACTATAATAAAAGCATGTGATCAATTTGCAATAATTGAAAAAAATAATAAAGTTAAACGATTGAGTATAACAAGAGAAAAATTAACTTTAGTAACTGGCCTATGGAATATAGGAAAATCTGGAAGATCTTTTGATCACTATTTAGAGTGTTTTTCAAAACTTTTAGAAGTAGATCAAAATATGTTACTTTTTATTCCTAAAGAATTAGAAGGATTTGTTTGGGAAAGAAGAAATTCGCATAATACGTATGTAATATTATTTGAATTATCAGATCTTAAAAATTTATTTAGTCCTTTTTGGGATGATGTACAAAGATTAAGAATTGATGAAAAATGGTATGGACAAGCTGGATGGATTCCAAATTCTCCTCAAGGTTCTTTAGAGTGGTATAATCCTATTGTTATGTCTAAATTATCTTTATTACATGATGCAACAATACATAATCCATTTAATACGGAAAATTTAGTTTGGATTGATGCGGGTATTTCTAATACTATTAATTATAATTTATTAATAGATACTAATTTTTTCGATAAGCTTAATGATTATTTAAAACCTTTCTTATTTGTATCTTATCCATATCCGTATTATGGTAAAGGCGTAGGAGAAGTACATGGATTTGAATGGGAAAATATGAATCAATTAGCAGGTCAAACTGTAGAATGGATTTGTAGAGGTGGATTATTTGGAGGTACAATAAATTCCATTAAAGAAATGAATGGACATTATTGGCATTTAATGAAAAATACATTAGCTCAAAATTTAATGGGCACAGAAGAAAGTTTATTTTCTATTTTAGCTAGTAAATTTCCAAATATTTGTAGACAATCGAGAATTAATATCAATGGACACATTCAAGAATTTGTATCTAAAGTATTAGATGGAACTGCAGAATTAGAACGCATCCCAGAAGGATTAAAAAATTCATACATTGATACGTCTAATTTAAAACTATCAGTGTATATGCTAACATTTAATTTTCCTCATCAAGTAGAACACACTATTCAAACATGGTTAAAGCATAATAATTGGTTAACTAATACAAGAAATATTTTAATTGATAATTCAACTAATGAAGAGGCAAGAATAAAAAATAAAGAAATTTGTGATAAATATAATTTTGAGCATATTATCACAAATGAAAATACAGGAATAAATGGAGGTAGATTAAGAGCAGCAAAACATTTTCAAGAATCAGATAGTGATTATTATTTATTCTTAGAAGATGATATGGGAATTCATGAACCTATAGATGGATTTTGTAGAAATGGATTTAGAACATATATTCCAAATTTATATGATAAAGTATTAAAGATTCTTCATGGATCAGATATTGATTTTTTAAAATTATCATACACAGAGGTTTATATGGATAATAATATTCAAGTATCTTGGTATAATGTTCCTCAAAACGTAAGATCAGAATTTTGGCCTGATTATGATAAATTACCTATTACTGGATTAGATTCAAATTCTCCAAGAACTAAATTTGATAAAATAGAAGTGGTAGATGGTCTTAGTTATATAACAGGAGAAATATATTATGCTAATTGGCCAACTGTTACTGGTAAAAAGGGAAATCAAAAAATGTTCTTAGATATTGAATGGGCTCATCCTTATGAACAAACTTGGATGAGTTATATGTTTCAAGAAACTAAAAAAGGCAACATTAAACCAGCTGTATTATTAGCTAGCCCAATAAATCATAACAGAATAGCTCACTATTCCCCAGAAGATAGAAGAGAAAATTAGTATTTTTAAATTTTTTAGAATATTTATATATGTAATGGACTATGAAGATTGTGTATTTTATAATATCTCTAATAATTTTAATTAGTCTTCCATTTCTAGCCAATGTATCTATAAAAAAACAAACTAAAAAATAGTCTATGTCAGAAGTAAAAAAAATCACAGACGAAGAATTCGCAAAATTAAATCTTTTAAAACAAGACGCTATAGAAATAGCATCTGCATTAGGAGAATTAAACTATCAAAAAATAATTTTAGAATTTCAAATTGAGGATTTAACAAATAAAATTAAAGAAATTCGTTCTAGAGAATCGAATCTATTTCAGGAATTACAATCCAAATATGGAAACGTTTCCATAAATATTAATAATGGAGAATTTTAATAAGGTGTTTTGATCAATAGGTCTATATTTATTAGTAGCTAAAAAAATATCATAAATGGCCGAAACACTCATTAGCCCAGGAGTTTTCTTAAATGAAAACAACCAAACCCAAATAACAGCAGGTCCAATAGCGGCCGGCGCTGCTTTAATTGGACCAACCGTATTGGGACCGGTGAATATTCCAACTGTAGTAACTACTTATTCTCAATACAAGCAATTGTATGGTTCTACCTTCGTTTCTGGAGGTATTACTTTAGAATATTTAACTAGCGTTGCAGCATTAAACTACTTTAACCAAGGCGGTACTTCTTTATTAGTAACAAGAGTAGCTTCAGGTTCTTATACGGTAGCTACAGCAAGCATTGCAGCATTAAATGGAACAACAGCTATTCAATTGAATACACTTTCAGTTGGAACAATAATGAATAATGCTACTGGTTCAACTATTAATGGTGCATTACCTTCTGGTTCAACTGCTAATGTTAGATGGGAAATTGTTGGATATAATACTGGATCAGGTAATTTTACTTTAAATATTAGAAGAGGAGATGATTATGAAACTAATAAAAATATATTAGAAAGCTGGTCAAACTTATCTTTAGATCCAAACCAAACTAATTATATATCATATGTAATTGGAGATCAATATCAAACATTAACTCAGGATGCAAGCACTGGAGCTTATTATTTACAAACTACTGGTAGCTATGCTAATAAGTCCAAATACGTATATGTATCATCAGTTAATACTACTCCTAACTACCTTAACCAGTTAGGTCAACCTCAAACACAATATACAGCGTCATTGCCTAACTCAGGATCTGGTTCTTTAAATGGTGGATTTGGTAGTGCAACTGGACCTTTTTGGGGATCTTATGGATTAGCACCGTTAAACATGTTTGAAAATAATCCAACTATAACAGCTGTTTACTCTAATCCAGTAACAAATATCCAAGGAATTTATGGACCTGATTATGATACAGCAATTAGTTTATTAGGTAACCAAGATCAATATGACTTTAATATTATATATGCACCAGGTTTAACTAATCAAAATGCACCTATTGAAATTACTAACTTACTTAACTTATCAAGTACAAGAGGTGATAGTATTTCTGTAGTAGATTTAGTTGGATATAATCAGAATATAGGAACTGTAACAAGCGCAGCTACTAGTTTTGATAATTCATACGGAGCTACTTATTGGCCATGGATTCAAATTAAATCTTCTGAAACTGGAAGAATGAATTTTGTTCCACCATCAGTATTAGTTCCAGCAGTATATGAATACAATGATAAGATTGCTGCAGAATGGTGGGCACCAGCAGGTTTAAATAGAGGTGGATTATCTACTGCATTACAACCTGAAAGAAGATTATCTATCACAGATAGAAATAACTTATACGCTGCGAAAGTTAATCCAATTGCTACTTTTACTGGAGTAGGTACAGTTATCTATGGTCAAAAAACATTAGCAGCTAAAGCCTCTGCTTTAGATAGAGTAAATGTTAGAAGACTATTGATTTCTCTTAAGAGATATATTAGACAAATTGGCCAGAATTTAGTGTTCGAACCAAATACTCAAGTTACTTGGAATAAATTCTTAAATCAAGTTAATCCTTATTTAGAATCTGTACAACAAAGACAAGGTCTTTATGCATTCCAAGTAATTATGGATAGTACTAATAATACACCTGATCAAATAGATAGAAACATTTTAGTTGGTAGTATTTATTTACAACCTACAAGAGTAGCTGAATTTATTCAATTAGACTTTAATATATTGCCAACCGGTGCAACTTTCGCACAATAATAAAAATAATAAATGAAAAATAGTACATTAGTTAGAATCAAAGTACCAAAAGCTTTATACGAATCAGCTCTTAAAAAAGCTTTGATGGAAGCAAAAGAACCAATCAGAGGTCATAAAGGAAAAAAATATTCCAAAGAAGATGATTATGACAAACCCGCTAAAAAAGTAAATCCTAAAGCTGGTCATAAAAAAACTGAACTAGTTGCTAAAAAGAAAAATAGCAAAGTTCATGGAGATACTTATACAGAAAAAGCACCAGTTAAAAAGAGCGAAATGAAAATGACCTCTAATAGTCCTTTAGCTGAATCAAAGAAAAAGAAAATTAAAGAATCTGATGAATTTGGTAGCTCATTTCCTCAACCAAATAGTTCTAATACAGGAGGTTCTAGATCAGCAACTTTATATCCAAATAGAAAACCTGAAAAAGATACAAATAGATTAGCTGAAAAGAAAAAAATTAAAGAAAGTTTAGCTGCTGGAGATTGGGGAATTGCTGCGGGTGCATTGGCCACTTTTTTAGGACTTTCTACTATGATTGTTAAAAACATGTTCAAATACATGAAAGATAATAATCTTAAAGGCATGAAAGGTTTTATGCAAGCTTATAATGCAGTGGGTAAAGGTGTAACTGGACAAGTTGATCAATCTAAAGGATATCAAAACGAAGGTAAGAAAAAAAAGGTTGAAGAGAAGAAGAAATATAATTTAAAAGAATTAGCAGCTCATGATGCTTTAGAAAGTGGAGAGTATATAGAGGTGAAAAAAGGCACAAAAGTTCCTGTAGGTAATTCTGTAATTAGAAAAGACGGAAATTTATTTTTAAATGTTCTTAAAATAATGGGAGATCCATTTAATCCTGAGACTACTTATCTACTTCAATACGATATGGATGGCGAAAAAGAAAAAGTTAAAAGGAAAGATTTAGAAAAGTATTATATAGTTGAAAAATAAATTCAAAACGAAAGTAAGAAAAAAAAGGTTGAAGAGAAGAAGAAATACTAATAACAAGATATTTATACAAAATAACGACAAATGCCAATTTTAGATCCATCAGAAATCATGTTTACGAGCTTTGAACCAATTGTTCAAAATCGCTTCGTATTCTATTTAGACGGTGTACCTTCATATTTGATCAAAAAAGCTGATGCTCCCGGTGTAACATTGGGTGAAATCAAAATTGAACACATTAACGTCTACCGTAAGTTAAAAGGCAAAGCAGAATGGAAAGACATTGCTTTGGAGTTATATAGTCCAATTTCTCCATCAGGCCAACAGGCTGTAATGGAATGGGTTAGATTACACCACGAATCTGTAACAGGACGTGATGGTTATTCTGACTTCTATAAAAAAGATTGTAGCTTATCAATTTTAGGTCCAGTTGGAGATATCGTTTCTGAGTGGATTATTAAAGGAGCTTTTATCAAAGAAACCGGCTTTGGTACATTTGATTGGGCTACTGCAGATCCTACTATGATAACTTTATCACTCGGAATGGATTTTTGCGAGCTAAATTATTGAGTTGAATTACTAGAATATTCACTGAACTTAATTTTTAATTTCATAAAACCTCCTATATTTATTATAAAGGAGGTTTTTTTATGCTTACAAGTTATTTCAAAATTATTAGACAAGCTATCAAAGAAGATAGATCAAAAGACGGTGAAACTTATTACGAAGCTCACCACATAATACCCAAATCTTTTGGTAAAAAAAGTTCAACAGTATTGCTCACAGCGGATGAACATTACAGAGTTCACAAAATACTAGTGGAGTGCTTTAAAGATCACTCATTATACGCTTATAAAGTATATTGGGCTTTCCATAGAATGTCATATGATGGTTCAAAGACTTTAACAGAACAAGAGTACAAAGAAGCTAGAGAAATTCTTATGCCCTTGTGGAAAAGGACTAAATCAGAGTCGCACAGAAAAAATATTGGTATTTCTCACAAAGGTAGAAAACAAATTATTAATCCAATTAATGGAGAATTTAAGTTAGTAGATCCTCTAGAATTAAAAGACTATTTAAGTTTAGGTTGGATTAATAGTAATAGAAGTGTAGGGACAAAAAGATCAGATGAAACAAAAAAAATACAATCAACTAAAGCCACTATTAGGCAAACCGGTAAAATAGGGGAAGAATCAAGAGCAAGTAAAGGAATAGTTATATGTGAGAATATAGAAACAGGAGACAAAATAGAAGCGGGATCTGCTCTTCAAATGTCTAAAAAATTAGGCAATATCCATTATTCAGTTATACACGAAGCTTTAAATGGATCTAACTATGCTAATTATAAACCTAGATCTAAACGCAGCAAATACTATAATTTCCTTCAGACCCATAAAATATACTATAAATAAAAAAATTGTATTTGTATATTTATAATAAACAAAACAATTTATGTCCGAATCAAAATTTATGGTGCCTACTGAAATGGTAGACTTGCCAACAAAAGGATTATTATATCCTCCAACCAATCCATTAGCATCAGGAAGTGTAGAAATTAAATACATGACAGCTAAGGAAGAAGATATATTGACCAATGCGAACCTGTTACGTCAGGGCTTAGCTATTGAGAAGATGCTTAAGTCTGTTATTAAATCTCCAATCACTTACGAGGACCTCATTATGGGAGACAGAAACGCTATCCTAATAGCAACAAGGATCATTGGATACGGTAAAGATTACCTTTTAGAGGTAACAAATCCAAACACAGGAGAACTAGAAAAAGTAAACGCTGATTTACAAACATTAAAATATAAGGAAATTGATTTTTCTGTATTTAATAATGGCGAAGTTACTTACGAATTACCTTACACTAAAAATACGGTAACTTTTAAAATGTTAACTATAGCTGATGATAAAAGAATTGATGAAGATTTCAAATCCATTAAAAAAGTATTGGGCTATGAACCAGGAGCAAGTGAAAGATTAAAATATCAAATCACTTCAATAAATGGGGATAGAGCTCACAAAACAATTGTTGATTTTATCGATTCAGGTGCTTTATTAGCAAGAGACGCTAATCCCTTAAGAAGATACATAGCATCAGTTACTCCAGACGTAGATATGACAACTACGGTTACATTAAAGGATGGTACTCAATTAGAAGTCGATGTACCTATGACAGCAGAGTTCTTTTTTCCCGGATTTGGTTCTTAATTAATCTAAGGAATATGGAAAAAATTAAACATTGTCCGTTATTCCCAGGCCCAGAATATAGACGAGTCTTTATGAATGAAGTCTTCGAACTTACTTATCATGGGGGAGGAGGTTTCAGTTACTCAGAGGTGTGGAATATGCCGGTTTCACACCGTCGTTACAATCTAAAAAAGATTAACGAATACCTTGACAAAGTTGAGGAAATGAGAGAACGCGATAAAAAGTTGACGAATAAATCTGATCTAACGGAAGTTAAAATACCTGAACACGTGAATAAAGCTTCACAGAAAGAGCCCACGTACGTATCTAAGATCAAAAAATAATGGTTGATATTTATATCTAAGAAAATAACTTTAGATGGCAGACACTACTCCAAATGAACAATCAGGACAACCTGAATTTAATATTTCAGAAGCTAAAGTTCTTAAGACTCTTCTTAAAGACATAGCTAAAGATGGGGGATATTATAAAGATAGTTTAAAAGAATCTGTAAAAGAGTTAGATAAAGTACTAAAAAACTATTCTAAAATAGGAGCAAAATTATCTGCTATTAATGAGTCAGCTATCAATATAAAAGATTTAGAAAAAGAGATCAAATCTACTACTGAGAAAAGATGGGAAAATGATAAAAAATTATTATCATTAAGCGATAATTTAAAAACCTCAGAAAAAAAACAAGCTGAATCTTATTTAAAAAACATATCTGATAGAGCAATTGCTGAAGCAGCTTTTAATCAAGCTAGAATTAAAGATGATTTTTCTTTAATGGAATCTTTAAATAAAGCTATAAATAGATATGATAAAGTTATTGCAAAAAAAGAGGACATGATGTCCATCGACCAATTAGAATATGCGCAAGCTAAAAAAACTCAAGAGACATATGATGAGACTCAAAAAAGATTATTGACTCAAAAAGTCATAGAAAAAGACATAGCGAATCAAATTGGTCTTTCTGGTGGAGCTGTTATGAAATTAGCTAAGAATTTTGGTATTGGAGAACAGGCTGCAGAAGCTATGGTCAAAAAAGCCAGAGATCTAAATAAAGAAGGTAAAAAAATATCATTAGCTGATAAATTTAAAGTTCTTAAAGATGTAGGAAAAGATGCTATTAAAAAAACTTGGGAAGATCCTTTAGGAAGAGCAGCTATAGTTGCTGCAGGATTGGGTCTTGCTTTTAAAGGAATTGGAAAAGCTGGGAATCTTGTAGGTTCAACTATAGGAAATGCAGGAAAAGCTATGGGTGGATTAAACGAAAATTCTACAGGTGTAGTATCTAATTTGACAAGTGGATTTTCTGGAATGTTAAAATCTCTTCCTTTAGTAGGTGGATTAGTAGGAGGGATTGTAGATGGACTTTCTGGAGTTGCTGATTTATTATTGGGTGCAAATGATCAAATAATTAAGGCAGGAAGAAATTTAGGTCTAAGTAGGGGTGAGGCAGAAAAAATGGCCAATCACTTCCAAGACGTATCGTTTAGAAATAACGATATATACGTTACTTCTAAAAAATTAATGGACACTCAAGTTTCTTTGGGCGCTCAATTGGGAATTAACAATCAATTAACAGACGAACAACTATCAACTTTAACCAAATTAAAGGACATAGCAGGAATAGACGAACAAACTCAATTAAGCATAGCGGAGAGCTCTACTATTACGGGTAAAACTGCAAAAGAAACAACTCAAGCAGTTTTAGCACAAGTAGTTGGATTACAAAAAGCAACAGGGATAAGTTTAAATCAAAAACAAATTTTAAAAGAAGCCTCTTCGTTGGGCGGTTATTTAGGACTTTCTTTCGCTAAATACCCAGGTCAATTATCAAAAGCTTTAGTAACTGCAAAATCGTTTGGTTTAGAATTAAAACAATTGGATTCAATAGCCGATTCGTTCTTAGATTTTGAATCAAGTATTTCAAACGAGTTTGAAGCACAATTATTGACAGGAAAGGACATTAATTTAACCAAAGCTAGGGAAGCATTTTTAAATAATGATTTGGCCACAGCTGCAGGAGAAATAAGTTCTCAAGTTGGTTCTTCTGCCGATTTCATGAAGATGAATAGAATCCAAGCAGAATCATTGGCAAAAGCCATGGGTATGTCAAGGGATCAATTAGGCGACATGCTTAAAAAACAAGAAATATTAGCCAATATTGGTGCAAAAGAAACTGATAGTTCTGCGAAACAGTTCGAACTTGCAAAAAAGAAATACGCAACTCAAAAAGAATTTAATGCCGCTTTAGGAGATGAAGCTTTCCAAAATATGCAAAACGCTTCTACACAAGAAAAGATTGCTGCGTACATGGATAAATTAAAAACTTCCATCGTTGATTTTGTTGAAAGATCTGGTTTAATTGATAAAATAGAAAACTTTATAAATTATTTATCGAATCCTCAAAATATGCAAGGAGTTTTAAATACAATCAAAGGAGTTATTGCTAGTGCAATAGAGTTCTTTGGTGGAGTAGCTTCTAATGTTGCTTCTTTAATAAGTCATATGCCATTTACTGATACTCAAAAATGGCAAAATATAGCAGATAAAATAGATCAAGGCACAAATATAGCAGCAGAATCAGTTAGAGGAGTTGGAGGAAATACTTCAATGGAAGGTGGTTCATCTATAACAGATAGAACCGCAAAAGCCATGGCCCTTTCTGGAATTTCATACATACCAAAAAATATTGCAAATGAAGGTAATTCTGTTGACAAAAGTATAAATTTTCAAATAATACAAAAACCTGGAAATAAACCAGGAGAAATGTTGTATAGAATAATTAATGAAGACGGAGGTGCAGTATTATATGATTGGCAATCTGGAGTTTACGGATTAACAAAATAAAAAATTAAAAAATGCCATTAGTAGATTTAAAAACATCTCTAAAAAGTTTAAAATTTGGAAAAGATAGACGAGGTGGCGGAAATTCTGCACAACCGTATGAAAGATTCTCCATTCCAGATTTACTTGCTACACCACTAATAACAGATTTTTGGCAGAATAATGATACTAATATAGATTACCCACTTAGAGGAGGAGGATTATATAATGGTCAATCTTATACATTAAGTGGACAAATAGACAAAGATAGAATCAGTAAATTTTTTAAAGATTCTCCTAGAGGCACTGCTTTTATACAAAAACAAATTGGATTACAAAAATCTAATCCAAAAATGGAAACTGGTACCGCCAACGTAACTCTTTCTAATATACAAACTTTATTAGGTAGTTTTGGCGCAACATTTGGATTTCCTGCAGGATTGGGATCTACTTATGGTGCTGGAGGAAATAATCAAGTTTATAATGATGGAAGAAATACGCTAGCTCAAGTTTTATCTTCAGGAACTGGAGTTCACATTCCAAGAGCAGGAGCAACTCCAATAAATTTATCTGCTAAATATTATACAGATATAGTTGGAAGTCAGATATACACTACTGATGACATAACAAAAGTTAATAGACTTCTTATTTTACAGAATTTAAAAGTTAGATCAAATTTAAAAGCAAATCAAGCTGTTAGATTAACAAATACTAATATGTTGGCTACAGTAACTAATTTTGGAATATCAACTAGAGCTAGTATATTATTTGATTATTTGGGTGGCCCCGGATCTACATATGGAGATGGATCTACTATTATTAGAAGATCAACAAATAGCTCTGATGGATATGATTTAACTCAAAGAAGAGTTGATTTATTTCCTGGAGTATTTACTATGGCCTATGATAAAATAGCGAATAATAAAGAATCTACAAAAAATCCTGGAGAAAGAACAGGATATTCTAGAAATAATAGATCTTCTCTTATACAAGATTTTAGACAAGAAATTCCTGGAGTTGATTATTTAGCTTGGGATTCTACTAAAGGAGTTGATTATAGATTTTATGATAAAGGAACAGATAAATTAAATGCTCATTTAGCGTACGAATTAACATATAATGATCCTTTTACTCAGAATAATAATGAAACTGATGATATGATTAAATTTGGTTTCGAATGTATGAGTAATGATCAATTTGGATTTTCAACGCCTTTAATATTTAGAGCTTTTTTAAATAAAGGTATTAGCGATAGCAATACAGCTCAATTAAATCCCTTTAAATATATGGGTAGAGGAGAAACATTTTACACATATCAAGGATTTGAAAGATCAATTTCTTTTGGATTTAAAATAGTCGCGTTTTCAAAAGACGAATTATTTCCTTTATATAGCAAATTAAATTATTTAGTTTCTCAAGTTTATCCGGATTACTCTACAACTACCGGAGTCATGAGAGCTCCTTTAATTAAATTAACCATCGGTGATTATGTATATAGAATGCCAGGATTTTTATCATCAATAAATTTAAATATTGATGTTAATGCTCCATGGGATTTAAACGAGGATGCAGATAGCGCTCAATTACCTAAAATTATAGATGTAGATATAGATTTTAAACCAATATTTGATGAACTTCCTAGAAGATCTACTACGTTAGATGAATACGGAAATATCAATCAAGCAGTATTAGTAGGAGATCTTTCTTCAAAATCTAAAGTTATTCCTAGAAGTCAAGAAAATGTAATCAGCACTCGTACTCCGATAAGCGGAGTTCCTCCTGCTGCTAGAACTGATACTAATTTTAATCCCGATTCTAAAAATATTTTAATAAGAAGTCGTAATTTGGGTAATATTGTTAATACTACTTTAATTCCTCCAATTAAACCTGTAAATGTAACGCTTCCTTTTACTAATGCAATAATTCCTAATAAGTAATTATGTTTAATAGATATCAAAATACATACGCTACAAAATCTCAATCTACTGGAAGTTTATATTTTGTTAATACTATATATCCCGATATCCCAGTTTCAGATAACGATAATTATGTTATAACAGTAATGGGTGATAGATTAGATATACTTGCTCAAACATATTATCATGACTCTGATTTTTGGTGGATATTAGCGTCTGCGAATTCTTTAACTGGGGATTCTTTATATCCTCCAATAGGAACTCAATTAAGAATACCTACTGATATATTATCAATAGTGACTAGTTATAATCAAATAAATTCTGTAAGATAGAATGGATAATAAAATATCTAATATAATAGGTGCTGCTCTACCTCAATGGTTAAAAAAACAATTGTGGACTAGATACACAGAAAATTCATTGAAAAATAGATCTGATGCTAATTTAATATATCTAGCTAATAAAACAGCATGGATAAGAGTTGTATCTTCAGTTAATATAAATGGAAGTATAATAGATTCATCTCAGAATAAAGATCTTTCTTTACTTGGAGATATTCAATATTTTAGAGATACTTTGGGACTTACTAATATAAAAGAACCACAAGATTTAGCAAAACAATATATTTTATTTGGCGGAACATCTAAATATCTAGGAGCAAATAATCAAACTGCAAATTATCAATTAAGATCAGGAATAGATAATGATGGTTCATATGCTATGTTGGGAGAAAATGAAGTTAGTCAATATGGATATCGTCCAATGCCTGGAATAACTGGTGCTCAGATAGAAACTCAAGGTAGATTAGGATCAGTTAGAATGGCAACTATAAATTTTAAAGTGTGGGATAAAGTTCAATTAGATATTATAGACACGCTTTATTTTAAATTAGGATATACTATATTAATAGAATGGGCAAACACTATTTATCCAGTGAAAGATGAAAAAAACGGAAACGTAGAATATAATTCATCAGAATTTTTTTCTATTGATCCATTTGCCTTTGGTGCTACTAAAGAATCTATAAATGCTCAGATAGGAATTAATATGAGGAAATCTGAAGGGAATTATGATGGTATGTTAGGAATGGTAACTAATTTTAATTTTACTTTTAATCAAGAAGGCGGATATGATTGCTCGATTAAAGTTATAGGATTGGGAAGTTTAGCAGATACTATAAAAATTAATCATGCATCATCTTTAGAAGAAGTCGCTAAAGATCAAATTAAAAATTATGTAAATTTAATAGATAAACTAGATGCAGAAAAAGCTTATAAAGAAGCTAAAGAAAAACAAGATTTACAAAATAAAATAATTGAAATACAGAATAATCAAAAAGTAGAAGATTTAAAAAGTAAATCTCCTGATTATATATCTTTAATTAGTCAAAATGCGAGTGCATATACATATTATATAGATTCTTATGGATTTGCAAACAATAAATTTAATTATAATATAGCGCCTTTTTCAAATTATGGAGATGTATATACTGTAGAAAAATTAAAAGCTATAATTGCAACTAACGAAACTTATTTAAAGGGTACTTCTGTAAAATTAGACATAGCAAAAGCAAATTCAATCTTTGATGTAATAGTACCAGGCGCAACTATCGCTGATGCATTTTTTACATATGATAAATCCCCTAATCCAGTAAAAAATAAAAATTTTGGAGTTTATTCTTCTGGAAGTATAGAAGTAAATAAAACTAGTGATAGTAGAGCATTTTCTAAAATTGAATATATTAGTAATAATATTACAAAAAAACAATTAGAGTTCGTAAATTTTTCAAAAAATCCAACATTCGCAATAACTTTTG